AGTTGAGCAACACGAAGTATCACTCCAGTCTTCAGTCTTGCCACATTGCGGAAACCCAGTGTTCTATTATTTAGAGTAGCACTGGCACAGAACGCTGATAGACGAAGCAGGGCAAACTGATAGCCTCTTGGCACGGTGTAGATACTTGCTTGATTTTTGCCTGTGCCTGCGGCAATACGAGCATAGGTCACAGTGTTGCCTGCGTTGGTTAAGTTGATGTCGTTGTCTGGGTCGCCATATGCTCCGCCTGGTGTGGCAACTGTAACCAAATCATTTATTCTTAGGTATTCTTTCTGTGTTGTTTGTGTGACAGGCGTTGCTGTGAGTGTGACGGTTTCCTGTATCTCATCATAGTTAGCATCAAGCCCTTTGATTAGGATTGTGTAGCCTGCGTCTGCTGTGTTCCAGCGTAGTGTCATTGTGGTAGCGGCTGTTGGATAAGGATATTGTTCTGCCAGTTCCCAGGCTGGGATAAAGGTTGTGCCAATGGCCTCATTGTATCCAAAGATGTTGCGGGGTGAGTTGCCTGTACTCTTACCCAGTGCCACAGCCGAATGCCAATCAATGTAATTACGATTGCCTGCCATTAGTTCCAAGGTCTCCCAGGCTCTAGTCCACCAACATTGGGATTGTCAACTACATTGTTTGTATCGTTGTCCTGATATTGTGTTGGAAGTTCTGTAATATCAAATGTATAATCTGTATTACCGCCTGGTGTTGCTTGTCTTTTAACACTTGCTATGCGAAGTTTACGATCCTGTCTAACGTCTTTGGTATTTGTAGTTGTTAGATTCTTTTTGTCATCAATACAGATAATAGTATCGCCATTAACTAGTCCTAAATTTCCTACCCCAACAGCAATAGGATCACTGCCGTTAGCAACATCTGTAATACTAGTGTCACGCTCTAGTGCTATGTCATAGTCATTGTTTGTTAGCACTCCTAATGTAGGATCTTCGTCAGCAATTATAAGAGTAATAAGGCTAACAAATGTAGCAGTATCTGCCGCAGTAATTGTTCCACGCTTGCCTGTTAGTCCTTTGTAGTTTAGTGTGATATTTGCCATTATTCAGTCTCCTTGTTCATTGTGTCAATCATGTCACCGTGTGGATCTTGACTGCTCTGTTGTAGTTCATTGTAATAGTCTCGGAAACCTTTGTACTCTGGATACATGCCAACTGTGCTGGCTCTGATGTCAGCAGGATGTTTGGCATAATTGATTCCACCACCTGCTTTGGTTGTGACTGCATCCACATCTGCATATTTTTCGTCTGGTGAATTTGAATACTGTGTGTCTGACTTTTTGTCAAGATCATCAATCTGTCTGAATCTATTTGCATCAGTGTAGCCTGGTGACTGTTCTTTGTCAGCAATCTTATCCTGCTGTATCACTTTTAAAATTTTTTTAATTAATTCTACTGGATCCATTATGCTACCTCTATTGAAACATTTCCTGAAGGCGGTTGCGTCATTGATGCTTTTGATTTTATTATCACCCCACCGGTTTTTAATTCTTTGTTGGGCCATGTCACATTAGTGAACCATTCACCTGCTTTGTTGATACTGTTTCCAACTTTGATAAAGTTTTGCTGTAAACATTCTCTAATAAACGGTTCAAAGTTAGGCATTGCCACTTTGTCTTTGTTAATTTCTTTTGATACAATTTGCAGTAGTAGATAATTCAAAATGTTGGCAACCGAATAACCTTTTTCTAAATTTTGTTCTGCTTTGCTACTGACATAAATCTTACGCACATTGTTCAATATTTTTTTGAATTTAGGAAACTTGTTAATATCTTTTATGGTTGGATTTGCTTTAAAGAATGCAGTAATTTCTTCATCACTCACATCTACACCCACTGCGGCACAATCAGAACTGCCATTAGCACCTAAATAATTCATCACTCTGTACGGATTGTGTGTGGATTGGTTTCCTGTTTTTTCAGTCACAATTTTCATAAATCCGAGTTCTACTTTGTTTTGGGCATTTTGTTCGATAGACTTTGGCACTTCAACATTTGTCAAACTGAAAGCCGCACCCTTTCCTGATTTACCACCCTTGGTGGATATCATCACAGAGTTTCCTGTGGTTTCATTTTTGAAAGATGCAACAACTCCCAGTGTATCTGCTAACCCAAAAGTTTTTCCCGCTGGGAAGTTGACCTTCATTTGTTCTATTGGAGAACCGATATGATCGACGAATGCTTCTCTGGCTCCGCTAACCCAGTTGGCTTTGCCATTTAGCATCATCAATATGCCAATGTACTCACCAGCATTGTCTCTAAAATTTTCTATGCCACCATCGTACATTGAAAAATCTGGCACTTTGGGAGACCCACTCACAGTGGGAATAGTTTTTACAAACTCTATAATTTTTTGACCAAATTCATTGTTTTTTAAATTTGAATTTATGACTGCTTTGTACAGTTGATCTTTTGTAAAATCTTTGCCTTCCAGTCCTACATCTGACGGTTGTGTTTTGTAAGACACTTTGCCTCCACCCTGGCCTTCATAATCTGGCTGTTGTCCTCCGAATTCTTTGGTTTTCATCAGAGGACCTGATGATTGTGTAAACACCAAAGGGCCTTGATCGCTTTGTAGTGTAAGTGTTGGCTTCTTTCCTTTAGGTGCTTCTAAATATTGTTTTACCCATGCATCAAACTTTTGCACTGCTTGTGGCTCTGTAATTTTTACAGGCTTGCCGTTTTCATGTGTAAATAATCCACCTTTTTCTAATTTGTCTCTAAAAACAGGTATTCTATTTTTGTTTGGATCGTTAATATATGCAGTCAATGTGTTGCCACTCAGGAACGCTTTGGTTGATCCCTCTAAGATTTTAAATTCTCTATAACGCATATGGATATTTATCGAATAGGTAAATATGCATTTAGTATGCGATCCACTCGACAAACTAAAAAAACAATCAGACACACGCTGGATGGAGACAGTGCATTTGCCGAGGTAGAATTGGTGCGATTCATGGATAAAGCACTGGTCTCGCCCTGTAAAAAATATGTGATTAAAGTCAATTTAGAAAGATGGACTGACAGAGCATGTAAACATTGGGAAGGCATAATACACAAAGAGCCTCATTGGAAAAATCTTAATTTTAAGTATTTGAAGAAAAGTAAAACTTTTAGATTTGAGAAGTGTTAAAGCCTTTTATCGGCTTATAGGAATAAATTTCTCCTTCGAGACGTAACTCAATATTTTTTGGAACCCAGTTTTTGGGAGGAGTTTCCATATCTTTATAATCTATTTTATTCCATAATATTTCAAATATTGATTCGGCAGAGTCTTCTTCATCTGCAAAGTGTTCTGCGTCCACCCAAACTTTTTCTCTGTTGTACTCTAAAAATCTTTGGTGATCCCAGTACGCTTTTAAATCTTCATATTTTTCTTTTGATATCATACAATTATTTAGACTCATCTTGCACTTCATTGTCTGACTGTTTAACTAACGTTTTTGGTTTAGCACAAGGCATTCCACACCTATCAAACCATCTGCCATCAGCAGTTTCATACACGTGATTGAAAAAGTTATTTCCATCTATGCCTTTTTCTGTGATTCTTCTTTTGTCTATTTTTCCTCTATAGGTAGAACCATCAGCATTGACCAAATGCACCTTGCCATTTATATCTCCGTATATTCTGTCTTTGCCTAAATTACTTGCTATAGGACCTGTAACAGTTTCTTCAGGTTCTTTCTGTGTGATTGCTTTTAAATTTTCTAATATTTGTTTTGATTTTTCGCTCATGTTAATACCACATATCCGCCGCCACTATATAACGATCTTGTTTTGATTTTAATATTCCAGGTCGGTGCCAATAGTGACTCGGGTAAATTACCCATTGACCGATCCTTGGAGGTTCCATGTGCCTGTCTTTGCCTTCTGGTCCTTGCATGGCAAATTCTGTGCCACACTCATCCAACACTTCAGGTAGATGCACATAGAACACTCCGCTGAGTGATTGCACCTGTTTGTTGTGATGATGGTGATGCCAAAGATTGTCTCTGGCTTCCTCATGCTTCAGTGAAGTCTGGTAACTCCAACTTTGCACATTTTTGATTTGAAGTTCTTTGCCTGCATACATGAAACAGCTCATAATAAAACTCATTTTAAGTTTCATCCAGTGTGCACCAGGCTCACCCAATATATTCACATTGGTTTGAAATTTTGGTGAGTTAGTAAAATATTTTCCTTGCTCTATGAGATTGGACACATCAGCACACATATGATTTCTGTCAGCATCGCTGATGTGTTGATTCCAATCATACCATTTTAAATCTGGTTTCATCTATTTCTTCATGCTCAAGTCGTCCAGCATTCTTTCTTTTTTTCTGTTGTAAGAGTCATTGGCCATTGTGATCATCATGGATATCAAAAACCAAATACCCAAAGTCGCCAAATACAAATATATGTCTGTTTTAATCAACAACACAAGACTTGCCAACACAGCACTGATTAATATTTGTTTCCAAAACATCAAAATTGGACTCACCAATAACTCATGCAATATGAATTTAATTCTGTAATACATATGTGTCCTCCTTAATTCTAACAGTATAGCACAATGAAAATGCTTTGTCAATACCAGAAATTATAGTACCATTTAATAAATACTTCAAAACAAGGAGACTTTATGGCTAAGATGAGAACATTCCATTTTTGGAATGAAGCAGGTGATGAAAAGGACACAGAACAATTGAGTTTATCAAGAGCAGTAAAATCTGTTCAAGGAGATTTTAAAGATTCAGTCATTGGAGTCAGATACATCACTAAAAGAGGTAAGGAAATTGAAGACGCAATCAAATTACCCTGGGGACGAAAAGTTAGACAAGCAATCGAAACTGAAAAGAAAAGAGCCGCATTGAAGGCTAAACAGCAAAGGTAAACCATGGCAAAACTAGCGAAATCGTACATAGCTCACGTGAGCACGCCTAAAAAGACCAGCCAGGCTGGTAAAAAAAGCAAGTGCAAAATGAGTTCTATGAACAAATCAAAAAAACGCAGTCTTAAATTTAACGTAGGACAAGGAAAATAAAAGTTAAACTGATTTTGTACAAACTATGTCTGACATTGTTAAAGTAGGATCAAGACAATCGCCTTTGGCTGTCATTCAGGCAGAACACGCCATTTCAAAAATAGATTACCCTGCAGAATTGATCACCATGTTGGCAGAAGCCGATCTGGATCTTTCAAGACCTGTGCATGAAATGGGAGGTAAAGGCATGTTCTGCACCAAGTTGGAACAGGCATTGTTATCAAACAGAATTGATTGTGCTGTACACAGTGCCAAAGATTGTGCCACTCAGGAAACTGCGGGCACCGATTTATTGGGAGTGATCTACACAGGTGATTCTAGAGATTGTGTTATTGGAGATTATTCTTTGCATGATTTACCAGCAGGATCAAGAATAGGAACATCAGCACCCAGAAGAACAGAAGCCATAAAAATCATTCGACCTGATTGCACAGTGTTGCCTATCAGAGGCAACATCAACACCAGACTGAACAAATGGAAAGCAGGTGAAGTGGATGCACTTGTTTTGGGACAGAGTGTGATAGACAGAATGAAACTGAATGTGCCTCATCACACCGTGGATCAAGATGTTATTCTGCCAGCCGCGGGAGCAGGCAAAGTTGTAATACAAATACGATCCAATGATTCCACAGCCAAAGCAACTTGGTATCCTGCTGTGGATTTTTCTGCCACTCAGGAGTTATGGATCGAGCGAGGAGTGTTGCGAGCAATTGATGGTGATTGTCACACTGCTGTGGGACTCAAGGCTAGCGTGGACACTCACAACGATGATTTACAATTGGAAGCAATGAGTGTGCAAAACGATCAATTAAAATTTTTTAAACTGCAAGGAGCATTATCAGATGCACCAGCCATGATGGAAGAAATGAGTATCAAAATACTGGCTTGACATTCAAGTAAATACACTGTAATATAATATTATGTGTTTGTTGCATACCTGATATGCTAAATACATATACGTTCAGGCATCAAGCCCGGAAGTAGGTTATACCGAAGGAACGCACCTAACACTAACACTGGAGGGTGAAACATGACAAGACACTCATTTATGCTCAAGCAGTATGCTGAGCAACAATCACGCAAACGCAAGGAAGGCGTGTTGATGAAAGCAAGACGTGAAGTCGGCATCAACGATAACGGCACTTCAGGCTACGTGATAAAAAATGGTGCTAACAAGGACAAGATCCTAGCACACAAATCTACCAAATCTACCAACAACTGGTAATATTGGTTGTTCAACAGCATTGATTATTGGGGGCTAAAACCCCCAATAAATGCAGTGTTAACACGTCATATCTGCCCATACACGGGCCTTTAACACAAAATGCACTCACAGTACTCATAGCATATTACTGGACCAAATATAAGATAAATATTGGTCTTAACAACTCAACAAAGGGAGATAGGCTATGAAGGCAATACTAACCAAAATCACATCCGTGATTGAAAAAATTAAATCGTTTTTTGTCGGAATGTACAACAGATTGGAAAAATTTGTTGACAGAATCGTCAGCGGTTTAAAACACTAATCTACAGCAACTAAAACTCAATCCAAGTATTGATGATGTACTTGGCACTGCTTCGGGGCGGATTGCCTCGGTGCAGGTGAGTGTAGTTGCCAGGATAAATCAACAAGGTTCCTTGCACTGCTGGTTCTAGACGCGAGTAGTATAAAAATTCTGTACCACCGCCCTGCTCCACAGTGTTGAGGAACAGTTGAACATTCAACAGTCTACTGCTGTTTTGGCGACCTTCCTGTTCCCAGTGCCACACATGATATCCTGAACCCACATCTGTCTTTTGTATTTTAAGTTCATTGATGGACAATGGTGACTGTGTGCGTAAGGATGAAAATTTTTCTGAATATATTTCGAAATACTGCCATGCACGTTGTAAAAAATAATCCTGTATCATGGGCACCCCTATAAGGTTCATATCCATCACGCCCGAAGTGACCAAACGTGTGGTGTTGACATTTATAGTGTCCTGTATGTGTGCCAGTGATCCATTCAATTGCTGTCTGCTGAAACCAAAACCCATCTGGTCCATCTTTTCAAAATAGTTAATGGCTTTTTGGCACCACTCCGGTTCGAATGCATTTTCAAATTTGCCCACAAAATTGTCCAACGAGACTTTAAGGTTTTGCGGTAGCGGTAGATTTTCTTTTGTGTTTTCAGACATGCTGTTGTATATATGGGACTCATCAGGCGTCCGCTAAAAAAATGGTTTTACGCTGTCGCGTTTCCGCTTCGCGGAATTGAATTTTCGGCGCTACCGCATTGCGGCTTTTTGGTAAAATGAGTTCTACTGATCGTTATCATCCAAGTTGGTTAAAAATTCTCTCAACTTGGTTGAATCTGTTTTGGGCTGTATTCTTCCTATGCTGTCACCTTTTGTAGGGTCTGGCGGAGTTATTGGTTTTCCTGCTTCTACACGGTTGTCTGTGTTTTCGGGTGTAACTTTTGATCCTTGTTTGATAGATTGGAATATTGTGCTCTTGCGTTTGTCAAATTCCTGGTACTCGGAATCATCTGCAAGATCTCTTATTCTTAAACTATCTAAATCAAATTCTAAATCAATTTTCATTCCTACTCCACTAGATGATCTTGTTTTCATAAGTTGTATTTGATATCTTCCACGTTCTCTCATTGCTCTAGATGTGAATATACCAAACACATTATCAGCAGTTTGTATTTTACTTAATCCTCCTGATATGTGCGAATGATCAAACTCTATTTCTTCAACAGCACCTCTGTTTAATTGTGCGGCTGTGACAAACACTGTGTTCAATTCCATTGCTAGATTACGCAGTTCCTCAGATACAAATTTGTCTTTGATAAACAAATCACTTGGAGAAACTTTTCTACTGTTGGGCATCATAAGATCCAAATAATCTACAAGCAATACATCAACCTTACTGTTTGTTTTTATTTCATATTCTTTGATATATGATCTGATATCGTTTGCGTTTTTACCACTTGGCATGTATTTGATCTGAAACTTTCCTGCTTTTTTACCAATCATTTTAACTTTCATCTCTACACCATCTAAGTCTTTAAAAATCTCTTTAGTAGGAATATCAGTTAGCATTGAATCTATTCTCATACTGACCAATGGTTCACTTAATTCGAATGTTAGATAAACCACATTCAAACCTTCTAATGCCCAATTGCAACCTAAGTTAGCAAGGAATAAACTTTTACCTGCACCAGATCCGCCTGCAAAAATATTCAATTCTCCTTTGTTGAATCCACCAAATAATCTTTTGTCTAAACTTTCCCAGCCTGTTTTTACTTGACCATTTTGATCTTTTAATCCTAGCAGTCTACCTTTAGGATCTTCGAAGTAATCTGTTCCTATGTCTTTGTGTAATCCAATCTGTACAGCGTCTTTGACCAACACTTCAACAGGACCATATTCACCTTTTTCTAACATGTCTGCTGATTTTAGTATTGCTCTTTCTAAACTTTTGTGTCTAATAAATGTTTCAAAATCATCTAACAACCAATCAAAGTGTTGTTCGTTTAGTCCTGTGGGAATTTCTAAGTCTGATTTACAACTAGAATTTACAATGTCTTGTGTAGGAAGTGCATTGTGTTTAGTCACATATTCATTTACGAATTGTGCGGCATCTTGTAATCTTCTATCAAACAATGTGTGATCAAATATAGACTGACAACGCACAAATGTTTCTGCATTGCTCAACATCATTTCAAGATATACTTTTTGTATATCGTATCCGTATTCTTTGTTTTGTTTAGACATTGTTGTTATTATACCACATTTTGTCAGAGTTGTCAATGTGCTTGTTGTATTTGGCACACACAGCACCTATGCATGACCCAGGATCTCCTGGATTCTTTGGCACCCATATATCATCCCAAACTGATTCTAATTTGGTTCTAGCAGTTCTATTCAACGCACAACCTCCTACTAGAATAATGTTCTGTGTTGGTATGTTCATTTGTACCCAAGAACTGGCACACATCAAAGTTTGTTCAAAAATGTGTTGGGTTGTTGCCGCCAAGTCTGCCAAATCTTGTTCAGAATTTAATTCTGGTCTCCACCAATTACAACCTCTGTGTAAATTTTCTCTTGTTTTAAAAGGCATTCTGGTTTTAATAATTTCTTCCATCATTATTCTATGATATTTTCTCCAGTTGCCCTTTTGTGCTAACTGTTCTAGTTTGTATTCTTCTGCGTTGGCTTTGAATCCACATCTTTGAGTCATTGCTGAATAAAATAAACCAATACTGTGTGGATATCGTTGACTGTATTTCTTTTCCAGTTTATCACCATGACCATGCCATATTGTGTACGTTTCAAACTCACCAATTGAATCTAGCACAATCACTGCGGCATTTTTGTAAGGAGATGAATAATATCCATAAGCCGCATGACTGTGATGATGATCCATATATTCTATAGGCACGTGTATACCTTGTCTTTGTAAAAACTTCTTAACATTGTTTTCTTTAAATGTCCAACCTTGTCCTGCTGTCAATTGACGCACTGATTTTTTGAAAGGCTTTTCATACCAAATAATTTTTGCCGGGTGAGCCCATCTGGCATTGGATCTCACATGGGCCAGCATTTCTGGACATAGATTTGGATCACCAGGTACTCCACTAAAGTCTGAACTCTTACCTGCCCAGTGTAGGTATAATCCGTATTTGTCTGTCAGACCTTTTACGTGATATTCCATGACTGCTAAACTGGCATCATGATTGTTTCCTGTTATTCCCCAAACTATCATCTTTCAATTACCCATGCTCTGTGATAGAAGTTGTCTATATTTTTTTGAATCAGCGACTTGGCTAAATCATTGGCTTCTAGTTTAGGCATAGGCCCATGCTCCTTTTTTGTTGAAGGATCTAACGTTCTAATATTGTTAGGATCCTTGTGTATTCCTTCTATTACGTAGTACATCCTACTTGTAAATAAAAGGGTCTCTCTTTTGTAACTCTTTTATTCTTTTTCTGTATTTCCATTTTTGAATTATTTTTCTAAATGGGGATAACAAAATTTGAATAACTTTTCTTATGAAAACCATTTTTTCATCCTCAGTTTGATTTTTAATGTTGATTGCTCAGCAAATTTAACTATTGAATAAAGTGTGTGCAATCTCCCATATTTAAGCACAGCATCATTCACATCTTTAATATCTTGATGCCAATCAGGCATACTCACACTCCATCCAGATTCGATAGCCTGTTCAACCAATTTTATTCCTGCGTCATCTCTGTCGGGCATCACAATTACGTGTTTTCCCATGCTGTTTAACAATATCTCTTGTTGCTGTTTTACTTCACTGCCCAACAATCCTACACCATCTATGCTCATTGCATCTATTGGACCTTCCACAGCAATTATAAATTCTCTATCATCATTTTGATTATCTAAATTAAAAACATATCCCGGCTGTTGTTCGGAAATATATTTTACCTTGCTATCGACAACTTTTCTTGCAGTATAGCCTACTATGTCTGATCTATAATAAAAAGGAATAATCAATCTATCACTGTATGCAGAGTTAGGAGTCCAATAAAATTTAAAATCTAAATCTGCTAATTTTCTTTGTTCTAAATATTGTAAAACTTTGACAAAGTTTGCATCTAGCCCTGATGGCTCCAGTGCTTTGTAGTCAGCCCACTCTTGCAACTGTTTAGCACCTTCCGGCAATTCTTTTTTTTCAAATTTTGGTAACTGAAGTATTGGTGCATTACCTGTTTGCTCTTCTTTTAGTTTTAAAACTTGCAGTGCTAATTTTATAATTGTGTCATCTGGCGTGTTTAACCATTTCAACAGTTTACGTAGTTTATATGAAAGATTTCTACCAGGTTGCCAACTTGCTGTGTACCCACAATTAAAACAGTGATAACTGATCCCGCCATCTGCATTATTAATCAATCCGCCTCTCTGTCTAGAATCTGTTGTGGTGCCATTATGTTCGCAACAAGGTGCATTGAAAGAAAGCCATCCGCTAGGAGTTTTCTTTCTTTTAAAAGGCAAATATGCAAGTAGTGTATCGTAAACAGAGATCATTTACGATATTATATTTTATTTTTTGGTAAAAGTCAATTAGTTTCTAATTAATATTTTGGTAACATCATTGTCGTAGTCTTCTTCTATGTCAACTTTATTGGTAGTGTGTTTTATTCTAATGTTAGTATACACACCATTGAAATTTACATATTTCAATTTGTCTGAAGAAGTTACGTTTATTTTAGCAACATCTGACCAATATGTTGACTCAGATACTTGTGAGTCAAGTGTTGCCTGCACAGTGATACTGCCATCGGCACTGTTTAGATAAAATGCCGCTGTGTGAAGTGCTTCATTGCCATTAATGGCAGGTTCGGCTGTGATTGCTTCTGATAAAAACACATCGCTACCGTCTGATTCTTGGCTTAAAGATGTAACACTGTAAGATCCTAATGGTCCTGGAATTTCGCTGGCATCTAAATACACTGATCCTTTACTTTCAAAATGAGAATTGCTATATGTTAATACTCTTTCATTATTAGTGTTGTCAACTAATTCAATGGTGTAATTTAAAAATTGTGATTGTAAATTTAATAAGTCATTTTCGCTGATCATCACAGTAAACATACCAACATTGCTTGGTGTTGCTGTTTCTAATATAGTTACATCTTTCTCAACCACCATTCGTGTGTTTTCATCAAACATTTTAAATTTAGGTGTGTAAGAATTAAGAATAGACACCGGTTTCTGATCTGCATTAATGATCTTGAACTGGATTTTGTTGTCTATTCCTCTAAAAATATTTAATCTTCTCTGATACAATGATTTATACTCCGTTACTTGTCCTGCCACATTTGCAGTAAGCAGTACACTGTTATTTAATAAATATCTCTGAACTAATTGCATAACTTTTATTAATATTTATCACATGCTAAGAAACGAAATAGAAACCAAGTTTCCCTACATAAGTGTAGTAGAATACGGCGGAAAAGAGTATGTGGGAGTGATCAACAATCAAGATAACTCTGTAACAAGTGTGTATGTTTACACCGATTTACTCACAGAAATAGAGAAAAAAGACTTTTTAGAAACCTGTGAAACATGGTGGTGGGAGTCTAATCGCATGATACCTATTGGAATTTTTATGCGTAAAGAAATGCAAAGATACAAACATGTAGTGATGATAATGGCAACTAAAGATGTCAGAGTATTGATAGGTCCATGCACAAATCTTAATAAGTTAGCAATCAAACGCACCAAACGTAAATCAGTTCAGTTAGTCCGACAGCCTAAATAAATTATTTTTTATCTTTTTGAATTTGTTCACAGATAAGATTCATGTGAACTACCACTGCTACTGCATATGAAACTGCATGAGCTTTTTTAAAATAATAACCTTCAGATGGTTTAGTCCATACTTCATTCATTATGGTGTCCCAGTCTTTGGTTAGTAAATATCTTTTGCTTGGTCTTATTATTGCCAATACTGCCGCTAATTGTTTGATATTTTTTGGTTTTAGTGTTTTTAATATTTCGTTGTGTCCGTTTAAATGAAACACTTGATCGCTGAAATCTTTCGCTTCTAATAATTCCCACACAGGTTCGATATTCATTAAAGTCTCAAGATGTTTTTCGTCACGCACTTTGTCATAGATACTTACATTCAATAAATCAATTTTAAAATATCCACGTTCCTCTGCTTGTTTATAATTGAGTGTACTCACATTGTCCAACGGGTTGTGGGGAACTTCTGTGAAGTACACACCAGTATTGTGTTTTTTACCTGTGTCTAGTTTGGCAATTCTGTGCTTTAACTTTTCTAACAATATATTTCTGTCTGCAAAATCTATATCTATATCAAACATTTCTAATCAGTCCTAATTTTTTTACTCTTCTTGTGTGTCTACCTTTTTCAAAATTGGTTTTAAAAAATGCTTCTATCATATGTTTTGCATGATCGAAATCTGTGTAGTCTGCACCAATACATAATACATTCATATCGTTGTGTTGTCTAGCCTGTTCCACATCAAAGACGTCAAAACACACTACCGCTCTTGCTTTTGAAAATCTGTTTGCCTGGATAGCCATACCAAAACCGCTCCCACATATCAAAATACCTTTATCAAATACACTCATATTTTCACCAACTTTGACAGCAATGTCATTGTAATCAATTCTTTTTGGCTTGTATGTACCAGCATCTTGAAATACTGCAATGTCAAATTTACTATCACATTCTGAGTCAATCGGACACAACCATGTTGATATTTTTTCTTTTAATTCGAAACCTCTATGATCTGATCCTATTATTACATCACGCATTTATGACCTCTCTTAATTTTGATTTTGGAGTATTAATATTTCTTTTTTCACAAATAGATTCAAGCACACACAAATCGCATCTAGGAGATTTCGATGTACACACTCTTTTGGCATGAGTTATCAACTGCATGTGTGCGGCGTATTTGTATTTGTCAGGTGTAGTGTCATTTACAATCACAGCACTTTTGCTTTCATCTAAACTGTCAGTCCAACCCAGTCTCCAAAGTAACCTAAACACATGAGTATCAACTGCTATGTTAGGCGCTCCCCAAACGAATCTCATCACTATGTCAGAACTTTTTCTTCCTACGCCCGGCAATGACATTAATTCTTTTTGTGTTTGTGGCACTTTGCCTTTGAAAGTTTCTAGAAGCATTTTACTGGTTGCGAGTATATTTTTACTTTTTGCTTGAAATAATCCTGCTGGTCTTATTGCTTCTATTATTTTTTCTTGTGATAATTTTAACATTTTTTCTGGTGTGTCGGCTAATGCGAATAATTGTTTGCAGGCAACAGCAGTTCTGGCATCTTGACTTTGTGCTGATAACATAACTCCTATTAGACTGGTATAAGCCTTTTTGTGTATTTTTGCCGCAGGTTTTTTATTTGCATATTTGGGCCAATATTGACCTAGTTGTTCGTATAGAAAAGTAATTTGTTCTTGAGTTTTCATAGAGATGATTGTTTAACTATTTCTTTCACAAGTTCCACATCCGCCGGAGCCCGTCTAAATCTTAATGCCCAGTGTTGAGGATCCAACACATAAGACACAATTTGTAATTGTTCTTCGTTGAATCTTTTTAACATATCCTTTCCTGTGGTGCAATTCAAAACCAACCACGGAGATATTTTGCCGTCTTTTATATCTTGGGTAGCTCTGTTTGAACTTGCATACTTAAAATAATGATCCCAAGGTGCTCCTTTTTCATCTGACCATTCCATTAGATTTTTAATGGATCTTTTCACAGCATCTTCAACTCTTTCTTTTAGAATAATATCTAGTGCATAAGTTTGATACAGTTCTTCCCTACACCAATGATCCAACTTCACTCCAGATGTAACAACGTAGTCTATAAATTTTTCAGGATACAAAGGCTTTACGTTACTGAGAAAACTGCCAAATTTTACAAATGCTGTGTAGTAAGGACTTTTACAAAATTGTTGATAAGTTTTGGGTTCATCTTGATTCTGACACAATTCATAGAATCTAATATATGTCTGATAGCCTAGTTGTACTCTGCGTTCATCTTTTTGTGTAAATCTTCTTTTTTGTTCACACATATGAACAGTTAATGTTTTTTCTCGTGTAAATTTTGCATTACAGTGTTGACATGAATATGTTGGTTGTGTCATTTTAATGTTTTCTTAATTTGTTCTTTGGTCAATCCTAAATCTTCAGCGTATTTTTTTATATCTTTAGGATCATTAATATTGCATAATAATTCAATTTCATCTTCTTTTAAATTTTGATAAATCTCTTTTAAAAACTTTGCTGTTTTATTCTTTCCAGCAGAATCTTTAAATTTATATCCAATCCATTCGTGCCATTTAATTTGTTTGTCATCGTCTTGTGTGGCGCACAGTAATTGCCATAAAAGTTTTTTGTGTTTGCTGAGTGTAAAAAAATGTTTGTTATAGTATTCATTTGTTTTTAAAATTGTTAGTTCTTGTTTGGCTCTAGGACCTTTTATAGCACTTGCGTATCGGTTAAGCAAATAAAAACTTACTTGTTTTCTCTCGTCGTCGGACAAGTCGTCCCACACAGTTGTGGCTTTCATGTCGATAGCCGCAAGTATATCTTTTATTGGTAGTTTATTAGTCTTCGTAGCCATATAATTCAAGTAATACTATATACTTCTCCCATGCTTTTTGCAAGCCTTTATGTTTCCAACACATTTCGACTGCTCTTTCAGTCATGTAATATTGTCTGCGTTGATGTTCTTCCTCAATGTATGCTTTGTTTGATTTAGAAATTAAAACTTTAGGTCCTTTTCCGTTTATAGGTGCCCCATAGATGGTATTACCACCATCTGGTGAAGTAAAAATCATTTCAGTGTCTTTTTTCTTTTTTCTTTTGTTTGGCATTACAACAACTCTGTGTAATCAATACTTTCACACTGTCTACTGATATCTTTGACAAAGAAAGCACACAGCGGTGATTTTCCCAGAGTGATCGGAACACTTAATAATTGATTATTTTTTATTTTTGGAAAGTGCCATTTAACGTCATTGTAAAAATTAATTACTTTGATATTTCCAAACTCTGCTTTGAAACCATGCAAAGGATTGAATAAAAAAGCATCAAAACCTCTTTCGCCTAAACTTGTGAGTGGTACCACATCAACTGTGTGGCTGTTTTCTTTATCACCTACTGCTATATTCCAGTCCAACGGCATAGTTATTTCTTGTCCTGCTATTTCTAATACTATTGCTGGACAACTAAATGACTCTACGTATATCATTGGCAAGAAAAAGAAATCAGGTTGTTTTGGATCACTATTGTCCAAAACTGAAAAACGCATGTCTTCGTTTACATGTTCAGGCAATTTGTTCATCTCGTATGCTGTGTCATCTAATGTTAAAATTCTCATTTTGTGTAATCAACCTTTTCTATTGTAAAAGGATAGTTTGCTTCTTTGTAAAACTTCTTCCTTTGAGTTAAATGTCTTTTTGCAAATTTACAAGTGGATGTAATATCCCATATTTGCACAAAGTCTTTGTCTTTTGCCTTTCTTATGCCTCTTCCTATACTTTGTATCACTCTCACAAATGATTTGCCAGGCTCGATCAATATTAGATTGAAAATTCTTGGTATGTTAATACCTACACTGGCTACGCCATACGTTGCAATCAACACTTTATTTGTTGCTTCGCTGATCTCATCATATTGCTCTTTCCTGTCTGCTAATTTTGTTTCTCCTCTTACAAAGACACTGTCTTTAATTAACTCTTGTAATTTTTCACCTGCTGTAATTCTGTCTACTAAAACTAAAGTGTTTCCGCCAGTGGATATTTTATCAACTAGTTTAGAAACATATGTAACTCTTGCATCATCTGTAACAAGAAATTTTAATTCTTCTTGATAATTTTTGTGTGCAACTGTGTCAATCATCTGCACAATATTAACATGACAATTACTGAGTACTCCTTTTTCCTGTAATTCTTTTGCACTTATTTGATTTATTACGGGACCTATGCCTGCCAGTATTGCTTGAAATTCAAATTGTTCTTTGGGCACAGTTCCAGTAAGTCCCCATCTTATAGGTGCATGATTTAGATGTTGAGTCAGGAGTTTTTTTAAAACTTCTGCTTTCGCTTGGTGTACTTCATCAATGATTACTGTTTTTACATCATGTAAAAACTCAGCAAGTGTCACTACTGCATCTCCGTTTTTACTTTTTTTATCAAGTATGTTTAAACTTTGCCACGTACAAATTGTGTGTGTCTTGTTTAGTTCTTTTCTATCTCCAAAGTAAACACCGACATCTAGTCCAATGTTTACATAATCTTCTTCTGTTTGTGTAACAAGACTTTTATTAGGCACTATCACTAGAGTTCTTCCTAACGGTTCGCATAACTTGGATAAACATGCTGTGATAATTGTTTTACCTGCACCAGTGGCAACTTCTTGTAGACTTTGTGGATTCTTTAAAAAGTTATTGATCACTTCCACCTGATAATCTCTTAATTCAATATTCTGTCCTTCAGCGATGTGTCCTTTGGGCCATGATTTATCAGAAACATAGTTTTTGTCAATGGTTGCAAATTTCAAATCAACTTTTTCTCTTAAGTCTTCCACTTCATCTATTTCAACACCGTTTTCGTGTAATAATTTTATTATTGTATCAAGGTGATTTACAAATCCATTACCACCTAAACCAAAGAAACCAACCTTACCATCCCAGCGTCCTAATTTATACTGAGGAAGATATCTTGCGTATGGCACTTGAAATTTTAATTTATTGGCAATTTTTCTACGTACATCTACAGGAAGATTGTGTATCTTAACATTTACTTCATCCGATATTGTTATTCTACATTTCATATTTTTTCTATTCCCCATACATGATCATTCCACTGAGCATCTGCATTATCGTAATGAATGGTGAGATCATACTGATGTATTAATTTGTCTATTTTAGCAAAGTGCCTAACAGATCCTAAACTTAACACACATTCAGGCTCCCAAATCTCTTTCATTACGTCTTTAGGAATCTTCTTATTATTAATATAAACTATTTTTGTTGATAAATCAAGTTTATTGTTTATCTTTTGTGATTTAACATAATCATTAAATTTCGCACCTTCTTTTTTGTTTTCTTTTCTGAATAAAACCGAAATTTCATTATCAGAAAAAATATTTTTGGTAATGTTGTGAAAATTTACCAATTGATCCAAAGGGTTCTTGTCATCCAAAATTACCAGCAGTGGAAATCGATGCAACTGTATTAGGCTGTCTACAATATTAATTAGTGATTGTTCTTTTTGATCTATTTGTATTAAACTGCTTGTTCTACCCATTATTTTTTTCGACAACGGACTCAAAGAACTTTGTGAGGCATGTAGATGTGCTTCGTCAACATGATCGAGTCCAATCTGGACTCTTTTGTCATAATACAGATATAAATTTTCTAGATTAGGTTCTCCTAATTTATCTATTAAAGGTTGTGCTATAATAGGTGTAATGTTTTTAATTTTAAAGTTGTAGATCCCTGGCACATAATCTTCTTTGTGTAGATTGAAGTTTTCAATTTCATTATATATTTTTAGTACATCTGAATCAATATTCTGAATTAAATTTTTAAAAAGACTGACTGTTTTGTAAATTATTTTTTCGGTAAAAGGCAGTATATGTTTGTAATTGTCTGACTTGTAGTGTTCTGAAGGAAACAAAATTAATTTTTTAATTTCTCCAATAAGTTTACTATACTTCATATTGAATGGAAACCTCACAACTAAACATTTGCCTGCATTTTGATGGTATTTCCATCCTGCACCGTCTGTGTTATCGGAATAATTTTCTATTGCAATATACTCACTTCTGTCTATTTTTCTCAATGGCAATCTTAAATTGTTGACACTGCTTTCAATGTCAACATCTTTTTCAATAAAGTCTTGTTTATATCCTGTTAGTAATATTTTTTTGATTACTTCATATTGTCTATCAGACAATGCCTTACCTTTAAAAGTTGAATAAGCAATGCTGGTCAAAATTCTATGGTCTTTTTCGGCAATAGTAAAGTTTTCAAAGTCCTTGCTTTTTAGCAAGCCGCTCATTAACTCTATACAGTCTTCTATTTTGAAAATACGCATTCCATTATTATAATGGATTTTGGTTAAAAAGTCAATCGTGAAAAAGGAATGCCTTGTGCTATTTCTTCAATAGTCCACTCTGTATGTGTGTAATCGTTGAGCCATTGCTGTCTATCAGGGGTCTTTGGGCTGTTAATGGTGCTGAAATCTGTGTTTCCAACATCGTATGCTAGACTTTGTTCACCCACAAACGCAGGTACGCCATTCAATACAGCATGTATGCCTGGGTTACTGCTGTGGCTGACAACTGCCCAAGCATTGGAAAAATTTAAGTCAAAATCATCATATGTGTTTGCAATTTGTTTTGGAACTTCGTAACTGACATTTTCTAATATAGGTGGATTTTGTAATGGACATCTTGGATGAGATCTCACAATTATTTTTCTATCTGTGTGTTGTCTTATTTCTTGCACAGTGTTTTCGACGTATCTAGGTAGTGCAGGCATATTGGCCCACTGTTCACTTTTGTCGTGTTGTAGACACAGTAATATGTGTTCGCCTTGATTGCGCCAAGGACGCAAAGTTACATCTAATTTTTTTGCTCTTGCATCATCATTATTTTTAGGACCAAAGTCTCCTGATCTATTGATACCATTTATACCCACTTTCCATGTGTGATTTCTTTTGATTCCGCCCACTTCTAAAACCAAGACATTTTTATTTTGTTGTCTGAAATGACTCCATATGGATTTGTTGCCAGACATTCTGCCATGCCAAAGCAATGACCAAATGACAGGAATGTCACAGTGATCATCAATAACCACAGTGTGTCCTAATGCAGTTAGTCCTTTTTGTACAGCATCAAACACAGGTTTGCTGTTTAATGATCCATGTTTGCGGTAAAGTCCAAATTTCATTGTAAATACATTTATTATGACCAAATATTCTGTTGTTACCACATTTAACCAAAAAGGTTATGATGTGTACGCAAATAAATTTATCAAAAGTTTCAACGACAAAGTGGATAATAGAATTCCCCTCACAGTGTATGCAGAAGATTGTTCTCCCACAGGAGATTCAAGAACACTGATTTTTGATGCAAAACAATCACTGGATAAATTAAACGCATTCAAGCAAAAGTGGGGTTCGATACCAAAAGCCAATGGCAAATGTCCACCAGAAATCAAAGCCAGAAGACCCAAAGATTGGCACAAAGAATTCAAATGGGACGCAATTAGATTTTCAAACAAAGTGTATGCCATATTTCACGAAGCCCGACGCACAGATGCTGACATACTGATATGGATGGATGCCGACAGCATTGTTCACAGCACAGTCACGCAGAAAGATTTTGAAAGAATGCTACCTTCATCTTTTGATATTCATTATCTAGGAAGAGGAAAAAAATGGCCAGAGTGTGGATTTTATGGAATGAATTTACGTTCTTCAATGTGTCAAGATTTTCTAAAACAATTCGAACAAATGTATGATGATGCAGAAAAAGGAATATTTACATTAGATGAATGGCATGATTCTTTCGTGTTTGATGCTGTATTAAAAAGACACAAACAAAAATTTCCTACCAGTGCTATTAAAGATTTTAGTGGACATCTTATAAGTGGAGAAGGACATCCATTAATAAATTGTGAATTAGGAGCATACTTTGATCATCTAAAAGGCGACAGTAGAAAAGCAAAAGGAAAAAGTTTGTCTACTGATTTAAAAATTACTCGGGTTGAGAACTACTGGAAGCAGGTTTAGTGGCCCACTTTCTCATGTGAAGCCAACATTTTCCTCGTTTCACTTCATCCAAAGTCCAATGCATCTGAGCCAGTCTTTCTACAAATAGTTGCCTATCGAACTCTTTATGATCTTCAATTTCATTGAAAGAATGATGAGAAACTGTGCTGGATTGAGCATTGACCGGATCGGTTAGGAAAGTAGGAATACCTTCAATCACGCTGGCACAAGTCGGACTGCTGTTATGTCCTACTAAAGAATGTGCTGTATAAAAATCTTCTTCCAGTTCTCTAGTGGCACTTATAAAAATATCTTTGAACACTCCAGGATCTCTTTTTGACCAATTGGCAATGGCTTGTCTGTGTTGGGCTGTATTTTTATCACCGGGATGAAATCTAATCAATATTGATCTGTCAGTTCTCATTCTTAATTCTGTGATAACGTATTGTAGCCAGTCTTGCACTGATCTTCCGTCCATGCTCCAACCGCCGTCACGTTGACAGCAAATCAATATGTGTCCGTCTTTTTGATTCAATCTCCAAGGTTTTAATTCAATGTTTAAATCTTTGCTTATAATTTTCCATCTTTCTGGATTAGGGGTATTGTTACAGTATTCTGCTGTGTGTGGAAAAATGCCATCATATCCATATCTTAGATAGCCTCTAGTCTGTGCAGGATCTTTCCACAGAAACAAACTGCTGTCCACTATGACACAACGTTTATTTTTCCGTATTTGATTTTCATAAATTTCTTTACGCAGATTTAAATGAGTACTGTTTTTACTGTTTTTATGAACAAACCCTTGTATAACTGCCACATCTGCATCAATCACAGATCGTGAACTTGTTACCATGCCTTTGTCACCGCAACGATTGACACCTTCGATAAAATTTCTAATGATCATAGGCTTTTGTGGATTTTTATTTCCAGGAGGTATCACTTTCATGTATGCAATTACTGAAATCATTTTAAATCATATTCCTTCATAATCTTCATTGCGATACCGTGTTCCAGTTCAAAAGGAGTGTATTGACAATAGGATAACCATTTTAACCAATGTCTCACTTGATCAGGATTTGGTCTGTATGCTGATTCAATTCTAGACAGATCTTTTAGTGTTACATAATCAGCGGCAGTGGGTGCTGTTGCAAATGCAGGCACTCCATGACACACTGATTCAATTGCCGCTATGGATTGATAGGTCACCACAGCGTAGACATTGTCGTTATCCAATTGTGCAAATAAACTGTTGCCTCCTACTCTTTCTCTTCTCAATCCTTTATCTCTTATAATGATTGGTCTGTCGGTGTGCTGTTTTAATTTTGCTGTGGTGTCGTCTATCCATTGCTGTCTGGTGATACCATAAAACTTGCAAGGTTTTTCTGATGGTGTAACCAAAAGAATATTTTTGCCTGCAGGTTTCCATCCTTTAAAATTGACTTCTGGATGCCTTTGTGAATATCTTTTAAATCGATCATCTGGCACGTCCTTCACTTGAGTGTGTTGTACATTATTTCTGACCAATCTATGATAATGTTTCTTTTTGATTAAGTTTCCGATATAACCTGTGTCTAAATAGTAAAATTCTCTTTTGCTTTTCCAACAATCATGGATTATTTTGCCTTTGGTCATACCACGCAACACAACTGGATTGTTCACCGGAGTTTGTTTCACTGTCTCCCAAACACCGTACTCTGCTTCAGTACCTTTCATAAAGTCCTGTATGATACGGTCTTCGTGATCGAGTGCATAGATCATTTGATTATATGGTCCAATCTTTCTGTTGTTGTTTTGTGGGTTTGTGTGCTTTTACTTTTTCAACTTTACCACCTTTGGCTAAAAATTCTTTCATTTTAGCATCCAGTTCCTTTTGTTTTTCTTGAGGAGTTTTTTCAATTTCTCCTGCAATGTAGGCTCTGTTTATTCCCATGTGTTTTGGCATATTAGTCTCCTTTCTTTGAGTTCATCATTGTGTTTAAGTAATTTTTCCAAACGTCTCCGTATTCGCAGTGTCTATAGTTTTTAAACCAAGGGCCGCCTTCTGTGTAGTGCAAGGCTTTGGGCTCACCATCTTGTGGTGCTTTGTACCAGCCCACAAGCCAATTCCATTCATGACTGAGTGATCCAATTTCTTCATCTTTTAACCATGAAAATCTATGGAAGTATGCTCCGTCATAATTGGGATTGTTTACTAAATCCACTGTTAACTTTTCGTTTGATTTGTGTCCGCAGTTGTACAACACAACTGATGACCAATTTTTCCTAGGATACACAGTTTGCTTTTGTCCATCCATTTTTATTCCAGGTTTAGGTGTGTAGTCATGTTGTACACACATCACAGCATATTTGTCATCTCTTTGTTCAAATAACTTTTGCACATCTTCGTTGAACACAATATCTGAGTCACAGAACAATGCCCAGCCTTCATAATTCATTAATGCAGGAATTAAAAATCTTGTAAAAGTAAATTCTGTGGAACCCAGTTTGTCTTCATTTCTCCAATACCATTTTTCCTGTCTCAAACGATGTTGATTCAATGGCACCACCTCGGCTTTTATATTCTTAGAAATGATAGAGTGTTCGCACACTTGATAAGCAATATCTTCTCTGGTATCATATCCCACAAACACTTTCATATACTATAATTTAACCTCAAATCCGTTTTCATCTAGGAACTTCTGAACTGACCATTTGGGTTGCCATCCTAATTTTTTCATCTGTGTAGGATCTGCTTGGGAGTGCTGTCTCTCTAAAATAGATCCTTTTTTAATTGGCAAATTGGGTGCTATATCTTTTACATAGACTGATTCTCCGGTACCTATATCGATTGATCCTGTGAAGGTGCTGTCCATCAAAATTATTATTGCTTGGCAAACATCTTCTATGTGTACAAAATCTCTACTGTGATCAGTGACATATTCCAAAGTACCCATGAGCAGTCTATCAAAGAACATGCCTTTCCTGTTTGTTGCACCATACACTGTGTGGAATCTCATAGCAACACTGTTGCTGTGAGGGATTTTTTCTATTATGTGTTTAGATGCGGCATAAGGATTTAGCCACGGTTCATACTGTGTGCTTGAACTTGCAAACAATACTCTTTGATTTTTATAATTTTTTAAAATTTTTTGTGTGGCAATAACGTTGTTATCCCAATATTGTTTTGGATTTTCCATTGATTGTCTTACTCCACCTATGCCTGCGAGATGAATCACAAGGTCCACTTCAGGCAGTTGTGCTGACAAAATATTGGTATTGTCTTTAACATCTATTCCAACAATAGTGTGTTTGTTAGATAATTTTTTAGATAGATGTTGACCTATGAATCCTTTGTGTCCAGTAATCAAAATTTTCATACTTTATTATAAAGAAATAATTTTGATTTGTCAACGATTCAAATCTATAACTTGCCCTCTGACCGCATTTTTTTTCTTATTTCGGTAGCAGAAATCTTTTGGATTCTTTCTGGTAGTTCTATTTCTTCTATTTTATATCCTACTCCTCTTCCATAACATATATTAGTTATGTTAGATACCATAGTTATTTTAAATCTATTTTTATAGTTTGTTAATGCCTTCTCTATATTAGTTTTAACAGTATAAAAATCAAATGGATTATCACCTATGTTTAGTACATCTCTAACCATAATTTCTACCTGTCCTGTTTTCTTTATGATTTCTTCAAACAATGTTTGATGTCCTTCGTGCCAAGGTTGCCATCTTCCTAACATTTGTGCTGTTGGTTTTCTATTATCCCACACGTAATCTTGTATTTCGTCGGCTATTCTTATCGCCCATAATTCTGCATTTTGAGTTGGAACTCTAAAGTCATAAGTTTCTGGTGGCACAAACATTTTATTGGTGTCTTCAAATCTACCTTCTTTGATAGTGTCTATCCATACTGTGTAGTCAGCACCAAAGTCTTCTCTTGTTTTAGGTGTTGGACACACAAAATCTGCTATGACGTGTTTTCCTGAATCTAAGGCTTGCTGTGACAGAGTTTTCATTCTGTGTGCTTGTCGTAGTCTACCTTCGGGAGTAAAATCCCAATCGTTTGCTTCTTCTCTGACTTTGTCAGCATTTAACCAGACAGCATCAATCAGCGGAGCCAATTTATCTGCTAGGTATGATTTGCCTGATCCAGGCAAACCCATTATTAATATTTTGTTGTGTTTCAAGTTTGTGTTCCGATAGTTCGTCTTTCAATATCATCATGATTGAACTCTGCCCAATACAATTCAAAGGCAACTCCGTCTTTTA